AGTATAATTAGGACTTTTAGTTTTAATTCATTATATTACAATAAGTTACAACGTTATGAAAACATTAAAAATTCAACTCTCGGATATTTTCTTATTAGAAGCAGAAATTAGTAAGCTACTTAATGAGAGGCTTACTTTATCAACTAAATATTGGTTAATAGAATTAAATAAGCAAGTCTTAGAAATTAAAACTACAATTGATTCTTTACGAGATGAACTTATTAAAACTTACGGTACTACTAATGCAGATGGTAATATTATTATACCATATTATTTAGATGCAGAAAAAGAAATTATAAATCCTAAGTTTGATCAATTCCAACAGGAATATAGTATATTACTTACTCAAGAAAAAGAACTTCAATATAAACCTATTCCATTTTCAGTATTAGAAAAAATTGAAACGGAAGAGTCTTATACATTTATACTTCAAACTTTAATAGAACAACAATAATATGACAACAGCAAAAAAATTATCTCAAGAAGAGTTAAACGAGCTAAAAGAAATTCAAAACAAGTATTTAGAATTAACAGCTCAGTTAGGACAAGCACATTTAGAAAAAATTAATCTAACAATGGCTTTAACTAGTTTAGAAAATGAACTTTCTAATTTACAAACAGTATTTTCTGAATTAAAAGAACAAGAATCTAAAATTCAGCAAGCCTTTATTAAGAAATATGGTAATGGTACAGTTAATTTAGAATCCGGAGAATTTATTTCGGAGGTTTGATCTTAAGATACTATAATTATATTTGTAGAAAGATTTTCTCTACATAAATCAACGAAATTTATAAACTTTAATAAAACATGGCAACAGAAAGAATTATTAGCCCAGGTGTATTTACCAACGAGAATGACTTATCGTTTCTTCCCGCTGGTATAGCTCAGATAGGAGCAGCCTTCGTAGGACCTACGTTAAAAGGGCCGGCTTTAGTACCAATGCAGGTAACAAGCTATCAAGACTATCAAACAATGTTCGGAGGCGAAGATTCGACTCAAACATACATTCCTTATGCAATCAAAAATTATCTTAAAAATGCTAGCTCTGCTATGGTAGTTCGTATTTTAGGTAATGGTGGTTGGACGTTTACGACGAGCACAAACAAATTAGCAGCTATTGCAGTAGCATCATCAGGTTCTACAATTTCATATCAAATTGTATCTGGATTACACCCTGCAAAAAATAATAGTAGTACAAATTTTGACTTAAGAGCATCAACAGCAGTAAGCGGTAACATTTCAAGCACATTCCAATTAATAGCATCTGGAAGTGATTTAACTGCTAAAACTTATAGCTTATCTATTAATCGTCAAAACAGTAACTTCGTAACAAAAGTAATCGGAAGTAATTCAGATTCAACTAAAGTAAGTAATACAAATTACACTGACGGTATTTATTCTTATGTTACCTTCGAAGATTTTAGTACTAATGCTGCAAATGAATATGGTATTACAGTTGGAGGATTTACATTATTAGGAACACAGACAAGTCTATATAATACAACCGTTTCTATGAGTAAAATTTCTGCAGCATCTGTTTCATCAGTAGCAGGATATTCAAGCTTATCAACAACGGCTCAGAGAATTTTATTAGAATCTGATGGATTATTTGCATTAACATTACCTACATCATCTATTAAAGATGTAATGCCAATTGCATCATTTAACTTTATTACAGGATCTCCGAGTTATTTAGGATTAACATTAGGTGCAGTAGCTACGCCATATACATTAACAAATAATACAGAGTATTTTTCTTCACTAACTACATATACAAGTTCAGGAACATTTACCTTCTATATAAATGCTTTAATGCCATTTATTACATCGGGAGATATCGGAACAAATTCAAACTACCAAGATTATCCAAATTTCTCTGGTACTATTGATATACCATATGTTGAATATCCTACAATTTCTGGAAGTGCTGGAGCAATTATCCCTGTAGTAACAGTAGTTACATCATCGTATAACGTTTCATTCCCTGATTATAATCATGCAGCAACTCCATGGATTACTTCAGGTGTAATTGTAGGTGTTAATGGAACTAGAACAACTCAAAACTTATTTAAAGTTCATCATTTATCTGACGGTAATGATACTAATACAGATATCAAAATTAGTATTTCTAATTTAAGAGAATATTCTTCTGGAAGTTATTCTACATTCGATTTATTAGTTCGTGGATATAGCGATACAGATAACAGACCTAGTATCTTAGAACAATACAGAGGTTTAACCTTAGATCCGGATTCTTCTAATTATATTGCTCGTATAATCGGCGATAAATATAAAGTATTTGATACAACGACAAATAAAGTTGTTGAGTATGGTGATTATGCTAATGTATCTAAATATATCAGAATTGAAATGGATCCTACAGTTGATTCAAAAGCTGTAAGCGAAACTTTATCTCCAAGAGGATTTAGAAAGTTAAAACAAACATATATTGGATTTACTAATGCTAATATGCCAGCTCCATCATATGTAACATCTCAAAATGATTCTAATAGTTCATATGTATCTAATACATTCTTAGGATGGAATTTTGGCTCGACAGATAATGTTAATTATTTAAAAGCAATCCCAACATCAGCATCAGTTCAAATTTCAGCAGTAAGCCCGGATTTCGTTGTTGATAACTTTGTAATGCCTATTAACTCAGGATTTACATATACAGGTTCATTAGATGCAAGAGTTGATGTAACAGGCGTAAGCGGTCCTACTGCTACTAACGTTCAATTTACAGTTCCATTACAAGGTGGTTCTGATGGTATGAGCCCTGCTAGAATTAAATTAGCTGGAGCTGACATTACTTCAGCAAATGTATTTGGATATGATTTATCAACTGCAACATCTAACGGAAGCGTTAAATATACAGATGCATTTGATATTCTTTCAAATCAAGATGAGTATGATATTAATATGCTATTAGCTCCAGGTGTTATTAGAAGATTACATCCATATGTAGCAGATTATATGATTTCAACCGCAGAAGGTCGTCAAGATACATTTACTATTGTTGATGTTAGCGCTAAAGACGATAATATTGCAACGGCAGTAAACCAAACAACTAATATGGATAGCAACTATGCAGCTACATATTATCCATGGATGCAAGTATTAGATGCTTCTATTAATAAGCCAATTTGGGTTCCACCTAGTGTATTGATGCCAGGAGTATTAGCATATAATGATTCAGTATCAGCAGAATGGTATGCTCCAGCAGGTTTAAATAGAGGTGGTATTACAGATGCTATTAATGTAACTACAAAGTTAAATCATTCAGAGCGTGATACATTATATGAAAACCAAGTTAATCCAATTGCTTCTTTCCCTGGTCAAGGTATTTGTGCTTGGGGTCAAAAGACCTTACAACAAAAGCCTAGTGCATTAGATAGAATCAATGTAAGAAGATTATTAATTGCTGTTAAGAAATATATTGCATCTACTTCTAGATACTTAGTATTTGAACAAAATACCGCAGCTACAAGAAATAGATTCTTAAGCGTAGTTAACCCTTACTTAGAATCAATTCAACAGCGTCAAGGTTTATATGCGTTCAAAGTAGTAATGGATGAAACTAATAATACTCCTTCAGTAATTGATAGAAACTTATTAGTTGGTGATATTTACTTACAACCAAGTAAAACTGCAGAGTTTATAGTTATTAACTTTAACTTAACTCCAACAGGTGCTGAATTCCCTGCTTAATTAATAACATAAATTTCGATTTCCTAAAGCAGCTCTATATGTAAAAATATAGGGCTGTTTTTTTGTATATACGATATTTATTATAAAATTCAATGGCAAAGAAACCAGATAAAAAATCCGCATCGTCTGTAAGGTTATTTTTAAAGAAGCCTAAGAGAAAACGTCCAGGTGTTGTTTCGAAGAAAAAATCGAGCAAAAATAAAAAATCAAAACACTACAAAAAGACATATAAAGGTCAAGGAAGATGAAAAAATTATTACTTGAGTCATTAATAAGAGAATGCTTAGAAGAAATGGAATCTGAAAAGACCATGTGTAATTCATGTGCTATTAAATTTCTTCAAGAGCTTAAAGCTAATCCAGTTATTGGAGAAGCAGAGTATCGTGGAAGAAAGGTATCATTAGGAAAGCCATTCTTAACTCCAGGAGGTCCTAAAAAGCGTGCTGTATATGTTAAGAACGATAAAGGTAACGTTGTTAAAGTAAACTTTGGCGACCCAAACATGAGAATTAAGAAAAACATTCCTGCAAGAAGAAAGTCATTCAGAGCACGTCATAAGTGTGATACTCCAGGACCAAGATGGAAAGCACGTTATTGGAGTTGCAGAGCCTGGTAATTAAATCAATACAAATAAAATATGAATAAATCAGAATTACAAAAACTTATTAAACAAGAAATTAGAAATATCTTAAATGAAGGTAGTCCTTTTGATGCTTTTGGTTCACCTTATGGAGCTTTTCAAACACCAAAACCAATTTCAAACTCCCCTAAAAAATTAGATAAAGGCTGGGTTATTACGAATGGTAAAGAATGGTATGCTGGTGCTAAAAATTATTTAGCATTTGCTAAAACTTCTAAAGAATCAAATGTATATCCTACATATAGTTCTGCACAAAATGCTTTATTTACTGAAATTCCAGATAATGTTATAAAAGAAAAACAATTAAAAATTAACAAATATAAATAAAATATGCCATATTCATATCATAAACAAGGCGACAAATATGTCGTTACTAAAAAAGATACCGGTAAAGTAGTAGGACATACTAAAGGTACAAAAGAAGCATTAAAAAAATATTTAGCAGCATTACATATAAATGCTAACGAAGGTAAAATGAATACCATGAAAAAATCAGAACTAAAAGAAATGATTCAAGAAATCATTAAAGAAGTATTAAGCGAATCTTCTACTCCAAAACATAAAATTATAGCTCAGTTACTAGGACCTGACTTCTTTTTATCTAAGAAGCCTGAAAGCACATGGGATGAAAAAGATCATGATTTATTTAATCGTATATCAAAAATGGCATCGGAAACAGGTAAAGTTCCAAAAATGTCCGAATCAGTAGAAAAATTTTCATATAAAAGTTTAGTTCCTAATAAAGTATATCGACGCGATACTAAAAGAGGATTATCAGACCCTAAACTAAATGAAGGTTTAGAAAAAAACTTTAATATCGGAGATAAAGTAAAAGTTAATGATAGAGAAGGGTTTAAAGAGTTAGTTGGTTTAGAAGGTATTGTAGTTGGAAAAGAAAATGGTAAGTTAGGTGTAGACTTTGGTAAAAAGATTAGTGGGGATGGATTTGCTACTCATAATCTAGATGGTTTATTACCAACAGATACTGGGTTAGGATTTTTTGATAGAGGGTGGGCAACAAGTAAAATCGACCCTAGATTCGATATCAGAAATTTAACTAAAGTAAGCAGTATTGCTGAATCAGTAGATTATGATACAGCAGTAGCTTATCGTATTACAACATCCGGTAATAGAGATGAAGTAATGGCAAAAGTTCAAGGATTATTAGATAACTTAACAACAGGTAAGAGCAGTAAATTTCCAGAAGTAAAAGTAACAATGATAGCATCAAAAGGAAATCCTAATGATATCATCCTTAAATTAAACGGTCCTGGAGCATTTTCAATGTCTAAAGATATTAAAGCACGTCCTGAATTAAAAGGCGTTAAAGTATCCACTTACAAGCCTCAATTAACTAAAGTATCTTAAGTCTAACGAACAATAATCCTACCCCATGGAAAATATATTAAGTATTATATCTAGTTCATTACCGGCGTTCTTAACCGGTGTATTAGGGCCGGTTTTAATATTGGTTGTGCGTCACTATCTTGCTCATCATAAAAGAACAAAAGATCCTATTAAAGATGCTGCATCGAATGGTGAAATAATTTGTAAAATATTAGATCAAGTGTTGGATGAAACTGGTTTAGACCGTGTTTGGATAACTCAATTTCATAACGGAGGACATTTTTATCCGACAGGAAAGTCTATTCAAAAGTTTTCTATGATTTACGAAGCAGTAAATGCTGAGGCAGAATCAATAAGACAGAATTTTCAAAACATACCAATTAATTTATTCAGCAAATCAATTAATAGACTTTTAGATCATGATAGAATTATTATTGTGGATTATAAGGACGAAGAAACCGCAACTTACGGACTACGATACTTGGCAGAAGAAACAGGATGTAGATCTTCATACATGTTTGCACTTAAAAACATTGATGGGAAAATGATTGGTGTATTTTCTGCAGAAGCTACAAAGCGTAAAAAAGATTTAAGTGATGAAGAATATGATTCATTAAAAACTCATGCAGCACAAATAGGAGTTTTATTAGATACATATTTGCGTAAGAAATAATATATCGGTTTTTACTGATTAACAATAATTATAATAAATAACAAATTTAAACATATAATACTATGCCAGAAATTTTAGACCCAGCTGAAATAATGTTCCAAAGTTGGGAACCAAAACAAACAAATAGATTCTTCATGTATATTGAAGGTATTCCTTCTTTTATTATTAAAGCAGCTGGAAGACCTCAGTTAACATCTAATATTACAGTATTAGATCATATCAACGTAGATAGAAAAGTAAAAGGTAAGTCTCGTTGGCAAGATATCACTATTACTTTATATGATCCAATCGTTCCTTCAGGTGCTCAAGCAGTAATGGAATGGATTCGTTTAGGACATGAAAGCGTAACTGGTCGTGATGGATATAGTGATTTCTACAAAAAAGATATTACATTCAACATGTTGGGGCCTGTAGGTGATAAAGTAGAAGAATGGGTATTAAAAGGTGCTTGGTGTTCAGATGCTAACTTTAATGAAATGGATTGGGCAAATGACGGAGAAGCTGTTACTATTACAGTAACCATTACCTACGATTACGCAATCTTAAATTACTAATCTTATCATGAATAAAGAATTTTTAAAGTTAATATCATACTTACTTCATTCAGCAACCCAAGTACATATATTTCATCTTCAAACAAATTCATATGCTGAGCATAAAGCATTAAATGAATATTATGATGAGATTGTAGACTTAACAGACGGATTGATTGAATCATTTCAAGGAAAATATGACATTTTAAAAGGATATGAAAATTATGCTTTAAATGATTATGAAAATAATGCTCAAGTAGTAAAATATTTTAAAGCATTAATGAAAACCGTAGATGAATTAAGAGTATCAGTTAAGAATGACTCTTACTTACAAAATGAAATTGATAATGTTGTAAATTTAATAGCTTCAACATTATATAAATTAAGATTTTTAAAATAAACTAAAATGTCAAAACAAATAAAATTAAAATCACTTCTTAAAGAAGGATTCGCATGGGAACGTAAACCTGGCAAACCATTACCTACTATTCAAGAAGTAATGGATGAGTACGAAGCTAAACAAGAAAAAGAAGCGCCTATTCAAGAAATGGATGCTGAAGGATATGCT